CAGCAAGGTATTGTTGTATGATGAAGTTATCACAACAAGCACAGAATAAAGGTAAGTATGCTATAACAATAGGAAATATAAAATACTAATATGCAAACTTGGACTGAATCAGAAATAAAAGAACTTATATTATACGCAAAAGGATTGCAAGAAGAAAATGAAACACTACGTGCTCAAATGATTGCAATGAATGCTAAATTAGAAAACGAAGAAAGAAAGAACACACGATTAACAAATATGCTTAAAACATTTATGTATGGAAATAACACTAACAGTCCCAACTGATTACTCAAGCGTAACCTTAAAACAATGGTTAGCTCTGATGGATGATATTAAAAACTATGAAGGAGATGAGGAAGCAATCACTGCATTGACTCTACATCACTTATGTGGCCTAGACCCACAATGGATAAAAGGTTTGAGTTTAGAAGATATGAATACCCTTAAAAGTGAATTGAGTAGCTTTATTTCAAATACCGAATTACCATTTCAAAGATTTATAACTATTGATGGAGTGGAATATGGATTCGAACCTAACCTATCACAAATGGCATATGGTGCATACCTTGATATTACACAATGGGATACGATTACAATAGATACGAATTGGGCAAAGATAATGAGTATACTATATAGACCTGTAATAAAGAAGAAGGGTGAGTTATATGAAATACAGGCATATGATGGCAAAACCGATGCGGATAAGTTCCTCAATGTAGGAATGGATGTACACTTTGGAGCACTTTTTTTTTTCACCAATTTATCAATGGACTTGCTGAACGCTACCCTGAACTCTTTGAAGGTAGAGGAATTAGCTCCGAATATCAAATCAATTTTGGCAAGAAGTGGAAAGGATATTCAGCGCTTGTCGAATTGGCAGCCGGAGATATTACAAAGTTTGAATCCATCACAGCCCAACCGTTAGAGAAGTGTTTACTCCTACTTGCATACATTGGTGATAAGAATGAATTGGAAGAACTTCTACATAAGGAAGCAATGAAGAAGATGAGAGTATAACTATATTTCGGTTTTTATTTGTTTTTATGATATAAAAGAAACCTAATGGGAATATGGTCTAATAGCAGAAATGGAAATCTGCGTGTATCTGTAAATAGAGAAAATAGTTCGGGATATTATATAGGACCAACTAAAGGTCTATCTAGTCCAAAGAATAGCAGAAGAGGATGTCTTTGTTTAGATAGAGATACTTATGATGTAGCATGCTGCAAGGGGTATCTAATGAATCAGGGCATAGGGCAGATTGAATCACCATACCCAGTTAAAGGCGGTTTCGATGGTCAATCATTTGATGAAGGATACGATATAACTTAAAAAATAATAACATGGCCCAATTAAGTAAAAACGGCTTATTAGTACAGAATAACCAAAGCTTTCCTAACAACTCAACTGGCTTTATTACGCCGGAAAAGTTAAGAGATTATAATGTTGATGTGATTGATTCAACAGTTAATCAGACAGTATATACTAGCGCAAGTACAGCATGGGATACATCTATCTCTGAATTGAATACATTTACAGCTTCACAACAACCAACATTCAATTCACTTAACTCATTTACCCAATCGCAATTAGTAATCAATAGTGGTGTTAATAGTTTTACACAATCAGCAAATAATAGTATTTCTTTATTAGGTGTACAAACAGCATCATTCTTTGCATATACAAGTTCGATAGTACAAATACAATCTAACGGAGTAACATTAGGAACATCAACCAGAATAAATTTAGTTGGACCTGGTACATTCTTTTCAGCATCATTGGTAGCGAATGTAGGAGGGCCTATTGCAACTCTAACATTTAGTTCTGATAATGCAAAGTTAAACACCAGTTCATTTGATGCTTATGTAGCGATTATGAATCCATATACTGCATCAACAAATGTAAGATTAAATAATTTAGAAACTACAACAGCAAGTATTAATATATCTGTAAGTAATTTAAATTCATATACAAGTTCACAAAATACTATTAATGCAAGTGTGACTGCATCATTGGTTGAATTATTAAACCTATCATCATCATTAAGTGGTGGATATGCAACACAAGGTGAATTAGACCAATCAGCATCAGTATTACAGGCTAACATAGATACAAAGTTAAACACATCATCATTCAATGCTTATACAGCATCAAATGATTCACAAATATCTTCATCTGTTGCGGCATTATCTGCATCAGTATCCGCATCGGACTCTATTATAAATGGTAGAATAAATACAATATCATCTTTTACAGGTTCATATGCAACAACAGGCTCTAATGCATTTATAGGAAATCAAACCATTACAGGCTCATTCACAATAACAGGCTCTGCTTATGGTAATGTAGTATCAATGAGTATTGCATCTCAAACAGCAAGTATGGATTTATCTTTAGGTAACTTCTATACACTTACTTTAGTATCAGGCAGTACTACACATTTAGCAGCAAGTAATATTAGACCAGGCCAAACTATAAATCTTTTAGTAACACAACCATCTATTGGAACGGGCTCTGTATCATATAATTCTACATTCAAATTCCCTGCAGGAGCAAACTATGTTCCAACTACAATCAGCGGTTCGGAAGATATTGTAACCTTTATTAGTTACGATACTACTAAATTATATGCAACATCTATTAACAATTTAGGATAATGAGATTTACACCAACGGCATTTGTGGGTTCAGCAATTGGAGGGGAACTGATAGCAACTGCTATTGGTGCTACTTCAGGCTCATTCACATCAGGCTCAATCAATTATGGATTTATCAAATTTGCAACAGGTAGTTTTAACTTAAATGTAGCAGGTGGTGCTAATGTAGATTTATTATTGGTTGCAGGTGGTGGAGGTGGATTTACTGGTAGTAATAATGCTGGAAACGGTGGAGGCGGAGGAGGAGTTGATGTTATACCTGTAAGATTGTTAAGAGGAAATTATAATGTAACTGTTGGAGCAGGTGGTACTGCAAATGAAAACGGAAAACCTACTGCATTGAGTGCATACAACTTACTTTATTATGTCAGTGGTGGGTTTGCAAATGGAACATCAGGAGAACCACAATTTAATTCACCAGGAGCTGATAGTGGAAATTGTGGAGGTCTTAATAATACTGCAGGTGGAGGAGGTGGTGGCGCACTACAAACGGGTTCGTCTGCATTCTGCCCACCAAGTACTATACCTAATGGTGCTAATGGAGGAGAAGGTTTAACTTATAACTTTGATGGAACCCCATCTGTATATGGTTCAGGTGGCGGTGGAGGTTCTGCGGCAAATCCATTTGCTCAAGGTGGTGTAGGCGGAACTAATGCAGGTAATGGTGCAAAATATAATGATAATGCTACAAATGCAATTAATGGATTTGGTGGTGGTGGCGGAGGTGATAGAGCCGGTAATCCTAATGTAGGTGCAAGAGGTGGAAATGGAGTATTAATAATAAGATACCAATTACCTTAACAAAAAAATTACTATAAATTTAAGAAACATTGTTTTTAATAATATAAATCAAAATTAATATGAACGCAAAGAAAGTATTAAGCAAGATAGTTGAATTCCTTTCAGTAGAAGAAGTAGCATTAACATATGCTAAATTAGCTGATGGAACTATCGTAGAATCACCAACATTTGACGTAGGTGAAAAATTAGAAATAGTATCAGAAGATGGTACTAAATCCCCTGCTCCTGATGGAGAACATGAATTAATGTTAAAAGATGAGAGCGGTAATGAAAATCGTATCAAAGTGATGACCAAAGATGGTGTAATCGCTGAAAGAGAAAACGTAGAATTGGCAGATGCTGAAACAGTAAAAGCAGAACCAATCCCATCTGTCGGAAACGAAGATAAAGAAAATGTAATGCCTGACCTTAAAGGACAAGTTAAAGATGGTACAATGATGGCTGAAGTAACCGAAGAAGCTACTGAAGACATGCCTGAAACTGATGGTAAACCTTTGGGTGAGAATGAAGAAGAGTCAATCGATATGGGTGATATGAAAAAGAAAATCGAAGAAATGGCTTACAGAATCGAAGAAATGGAAAAGAAGATGATGGACATGGAGAAAGTAAAAGAGGAAGTAGTAGATAAAATGCCAGAAGAAGAAAAGATGGCAGAAGAAGAACTTCCAAAATTAGATGGTGCTCCTGTTGAAGATAATCCATTGAAGTTCGCAGTAGAACAAAACAGAAAAAATTATGGTCAGAAAGTAGAAAATTATCAAACGGCTTTCTTATCAAAATTATATAATTAAACAATTTATAACTTATTTAAAAAAGGATTAAAATGAAACAAGTACAAAAATTTGTAGCAATGCCAGAATTAACGGCTCCAGCTACATACGCAGGTGAAGCAGCAAGTGGCTATATAGCTGCAGCATTGCTTTCTGCAAACACACTTGATAAGAAGTTAATCACAATTATGCCAAACGTAAAGTTTAAGAGCGTAATTCAGAAACTTTCTTTATCAAATCTTATTCAAGATGCATCCTGCGACTTTAACGCAGCAGCATCTGCATCTATCGCTGAAAGAATATTAACTCCGGATGAATTCCAAGTTAACTTACAATTGTGTAAGCAAGAGTTCGTAGACTCATGGAACGCATTACAGTTAGGTTTCTCTGCATTCGATGAAATTCCAAAGTCATTCAATGATTTCTTGGTATCATATGTAGCAGGTAACGTAGCACAGGCAGTTGAAGAATCTATTTGGCAAGGTAATGGAGCTACAAACGGTCAGTTTGATGGTTTCCAAAAAATCTTATCTGCTTCAGTAGCAGTAGGTGGTGCAACAGATGTATTACCAGCAAGATTAACAGGTAGCGGTTCTGCTATCATCTCTGGTTCTATTACATCAGCAAACGTAATCTCTAAATTACAATCAGTAGTTGAAACTATTCCAACAACAGTTTATGGTAAGCAAGACCTTGTTATCTATGTAGGTACAAAGACTGCAAAAGCTTATCAATTAGCAACTGCAGGTATAAGTTCAACTGGTACAGCTCTTTCTAACATCGGTGCTAACGGTTATCAGAATCAATTCGTAATCGGTGAGAAGCCTTATAACTTCAATGGTATCGATTTAGTATTATGTCCTGGTATGGGAGATGATAAAATCGTAGCAGCTCAAAAATCTAACTTGTATTTCGGTACTGGTTTATTATCTGACCACAACGAAGTAAGAGTATTGGATATGGCTAACCTTGATGGTTCTCAAAATTACAGAGTGATTATGAGATATACAGCAGGTGTTCAGTTCGGTATCGGACAAGATATCGTATTCTACGGCGCTTACTAATCTAAATTAACTAACAAAATTAAAACATAATAATATGGCTTGTAATTTATCAGCTGGAAGAAACGAAGTATGTAAAGATAGTATAGGTGGACTTCAAGGAGTTTATTTTATGAACTTTAACACAGGTTCTTTCACTAAAAACGGCAGCGGAGAAATCACCGCATTTCCTTCAGGAAGCACAGTATATTATTATGAGTTGAAAGGAAATTCAGCGTATACAGAGACTGTAAACACTTCAAGAGATAATGGTACTACATTCTTCTCACAAGAATTAGTTCTTAATCTTAAGAAACTTACAAACGAAATGACTACTCAAATGAAGCTTATGGCTTATGGTAGACCAAAAATCGTAATCTGGACAATGAATGGAGATGCATTATTAGTTGGTGAAAGAGAAGGTGCAGATGTAACTGCGGGTACTCTACAAACAGGTGCAGCATTGGGTGACCTTTATGGTTATTCAGTTACCTTCACAGGTCAGGAGCAATTACCAGCAGCATTTATCTCTGGCTCATCTACTTCAAATCCATTTGCAGCATTGACTGGAAACGGATTACCAACAATTGTGTACGGAACAAACTCATAATTTGTATTACAAAAGTAAATAAACAAACCCTACTCTTAATTGAGTGGGGTTTTTTTGTTTTAACTATTTTGTAGAAAAGTCCTGTTTTTAATTATATAAATGCAACATAATGCTGAGCTATTTCATATCACAATCTAACGAATGGACCATCAGAACACAGAACACAGGTAGTAATGCATATACTATGAGCCTGACTGATATGATGGGATTAAACACATATACAGCAAGTTTGAGTGGTGTATCATTCACTCCATACGAAAATATATTAGCATTCACTGCAAGTATTAGTGGTGCTATTGTTGCAGGAGAATATAGAGCGGTATTAACTAATCAAGGTGCAACCGGGTCAATAATATGGAATGGTAGTGTGCAAGTATTTGCATCTCAATCAACAGATAAATCAGTATACGAAAATAAGAACACACAATATATTTCTCACACATCGGAGAACAAATATATAATTTATGATTAATATGAAAGGAAGACAAAACTTTGCTATTGTTAATGTACAAAATAACATGATGCCTATCATCAATGAAGATAGCAAGACAAGATATGCATGGATACCATTTGGTGTTTATGGACATGATGATTTTTTCGCAGCAGTAACATCTGCATATAATGTATCTACAACTAATGCAGCATGTGTTGAAGGATTGGCTGACCTTATTTTCGGTAAAGGATTGTATTCTAAAGACGAAACTAAAAACCAAATCTTACAAAAACTTATTCCACAGGAAGAAACTAAAAGAGTTGCATTTGATTTAAAACTTTATGGTAATGCTGCATATACTGTTTATTGGAATGATGACCATACACGTATAATTAAAATGTATCATGTTCCAGTTCAAACACTTCGTGCAGAAAAGTTAGGTAGGTCTCCAAAGATTGAAAATTATTATTATTGCACAGATTGGTCAGATGGTAGAAAGGTAAAAGATAAAAAGAAAATACCTGCTTTCGGCACATCTAATGAAAAGATGGAAATACTTTACATCAAACATTATTGCCCAGGGCTTTACTATTATGCTCTACCTGATTGGGTTTCAGCATTACAATTTAGTGTGAGTGAAGGTGAAGTATCTAATTTACATTACAATAATATTACAAATGGTTTCTTACCTGCTGTAATGATTAACTTTAATAATGGTGTACCTGCTCCTGAAGAAAGACAAACAATAGAGGATTTGATTCAGTCTAAATTCACAGGTACAGATAACGCAGGACGTTTTATGGTTTCATTTAACGATGACCCTGCTACTAAACCTACCCTTGATATAATTGATATCGCTAATTTGCATGACAAGTATCAATATGTTGCAGAGTATGTACAGGACAGAATACTTGTAGCACATAGAATTACATCACCACTTCTTTTCGGTATCAGAACACAAAACAATGGTTTCTCTTCTCAATCAGAAGAAATGAAAACTGCATTTAGTATCTTACAAACAATGACGATATCTCCATTCCAAAATCTAATACTTAATTCATTAGATTACGCATTGACAATGGGTGGTATAGATAATGCAGAATTATACTTTGAGCAATTAACTCCATTAGTAATTCTTTCTCAAACTGCAGAAGAAACTGGCAAATCAGTAGCACAGGTTGAAGATGAAACTAATAAAGCATTAGAAAATCCGGCTACAAGTGAAGATAGTGAAGACCAAACTCAAGCAGAACCAATGCCAGATACCCAAAATATAGAATCATTCTCTATGTTAGAATTTAATAATAAAGAATACGAAATATACAAATAAACTATGAGCTACGCATTATTCATAAACAGAAACGACATAATTAAAAACACACCATTACAGGGAGCAATTGATGCTGATGCACTTTTACCTTTTGTTAGAACTGCGCAGGACAAATACATTAAAAACCTTATTGGTACAGTCTTATTTGATTATCTACAAGACCAAATAGTTGCAAATACTGTTGGTTCATTAAGTGTATATTATCAGGACTTATTAGATGATTATATAAAGAATGCATTGATATGGTATTCTGCAGTTGAATACATTCCGTTTAGTTCAGTACAATTCAAATCAAATGGTGCTGTAAAGCAACAGAGTGAGCAAGGCGTCGCTCCAACAAAAACGGAGATAGATTACCTCAAACAGATATCACAAACAAATGCTGACTACTATGCATTAAGATTACAAAACTATCTGATTGCATATTCACAAAACATTCCACAATATTTGGAAAGTGTAGGTAATCAAACACAGATATATCCTGACCAAACAAATCAATATTTCGGAGGTATTCAACTATAAACTATGGCAGCAATCGTACATAATTCAGGTATCAATTACACACTTTATTACAATACTCTTAATTACTTTAAAACAATTATGAGTAATCACCCTTCTATTGAGGTGGTGACA